ACCCTAATCTTAAAGAATCTATAAACAAGATAGATAATGATTGTTACAAGTATTCCAACAATCACAGAATCAATCCAAGATGGAATCATTTACATCAGTCCTTTAACGCTTCACGAACAATGTAAACAATAGCACCCTGCTCTTCCAATACTTTCTTTACATCTTTGATGTATTGAATAGCATCTTCTACTTGGTGGTCAAGAAGACTTTCTATGTCTTCTGGGTCAATTTGAACAGTCAGAAAGTCGTTGGCATCTAGGATAGTTACACCAAAGTTCTCTGGTGGTACTAATGCTTTGAATGCCGTTGCCATTTCAACAGTATACATTTTATTCCTTATCTATTGTTAAGTCAGACCAGGTTTTAGCCCAGGCTTCTTTTGTTTTGTGTCTATTAAATTCTCTAGATATTTTTCCATTATCTAGATATACTCCGCCCCATACTCCGACCTGTTTGGTTGATACACCAACTGCAAAACATTGACGCATCACAGGGCAGGTGGAACAGAATTCATCGATATCTTTTCTTAGTTCGACATCTTCTTCGTACTTGTCAAAGAAAAGGTTTGTATCCCAGCCGTCACACTTGGCAGACTCTCTCCAGTTTTTGTCATTCGCCATTCTTCTTCACTAACTTGGCTGGAATATCCCAACCGCTTTCAGTGATGTCAAATCGATTGACTGTGTGCCATTCATGCTTGATGAATTTGGCATTGGGTTCCATCCATGCTGTTGGCGACTTCTTCGCTTCTAGCACGGTCCAGCCGTCCCATGACAAAGACTCATTGTTATCTACAATGGTCTCCATTTGTTCTAGTGATTTAATTAACATAATCACCTTTCTGTCTTAGTAGCGATAAACGCCAACTTCGATATCCTTAGATTCTGCTAGAGAAACTAAGTCTGATAACGATTCTTTAGGCTTGCTAAAGAATAGAAAATAGTTAATAGAATTAATATTATCTTTAATCCACGTTGGTGGAACTTTGACTAACTTAATTCGAACACCGTGTGCCTTAAGGCTACGTTCGGATATGTTTGCAAACTCTAATGCAAACTGATTAATATTAACAGGACCAGCAGACATGATGGTAAACTCTTTGTCTTCTACTGGTCTGTCACGCAAAGCGTTTCCAATGCCACGCAGAAATACTGCATAGTCAGTGAAGCCTTTAGTTCCTTGAATTCCCACTATCATCTGATAGTCCTTCCGTTAATCGTTCGACAACAAATATCATCTTGTCTAATTCTACCTTATCAATGGTAGTCATGTCAACTGTTTTTTTATTTTCATGGTCAACAATTCCATTTTCAAATTTAGCAGTATAAACTCTGTTATCTTCAATCCAGTATGCATCTTTATCAATAAAGTATATACGAATATACTGAGAACGTTCATGCTTAATTGATTGAGTAATCATTGGCTTAGTAGGAGTTTCAGGAATAAAATCCATGACCAAATCAAATTGACGACTCTGACTAAACTTTGTCTTAACAGATTTAACATTGTTTTTAGGATGATTAACTAGTTTTGCAACAATGTACATTGTCACTAGGGTTACTATTGAACCTGCAAAATATTCCATTTAATCACCTACAGATATTATACTAGATTGTTGAATCAAAATCAAGCCAGTTTTGTTTTGCTTTGTCCCAGGTAAAGTTATCTTTAATGTCTTGCACCTGTTGTGCATAGTCATAGCCTTGTTCTTTAATCATTCTAATAGCCTTAGTTAGTTCTTCAGCATATCTTTTTGGTGTTAGTTCTTGAAATGGAATCATCTTTCCATACCCCAAAGATGTTTCAGGCAATGCTCCGAGGTCTGTATGAATGGTATAGCATCCAGCAGATAACGCTTCCATTTGAGTTAGGCATGATGTTTCTGGGTAGGTTGATGGATAGGCATGGATGTGTGCATCTGCAAAAAATTTATACAAAGTTTTGCGTGGTGTCTTACCATAAAAATTTATTCGTGGGTCATTGACTGCTTCCATATTAAATCCATGTGGAAGGTCTGGATAAAAATCATTAAAAATATTTAACTCAAAATCTTCTTCAATCATTGGTACTGCATCAAGCAGTACTTGCAAGCCACGGTCTTTTGATGAAGCATGAATAATTTTAACTTTATCAATATTATTAAACTTATTTGATGTTGGGGTAACTAATTCAATGGCGTTTGGGATTACATAAATTTTGTTTAAATCAATATTTAGTTCTCCTGCAATCACTCGCTTCTCGTATTCAGAAACGGCAACTATACGCTCAGTTGCTTTACGAACCAAAGAGTTATTCAATATATTTTTAACGTGTTCGTTAAACTGACTAATGTTATTATGAATCCAAAAAATATATTTGCTTCCATCAATACCGATTGTCCTTGTGTCTGGCACATGTCCAGGGATTATGACATTTGAATATTTATGAATGTTTATCATGTCTGGTAAAATATTTTTAATAAATCCTCTAGCCATTGTTTCAGTTCCACCAAACATGTTTTCATCATATTTAAAAATTGGATATGGCATTAGTCTTCACCCTGAAGTCTATTTTGAATAAGTTTATCTCGCTCGTCAATTGTCTCAAAAGCAAATGAATTTAGTTTATCTTGATGGGCATTGTAGTGATGTCCACAGAAATCAAGTGAGCCTGTTACTCCTGTTACTCTGACGTAGGCTTGTGCTCCACAATAGTCGCACCTATCCATAGCAGTAAGTACCCATTCTTGTTTATCTATTTGCTCAATTAATTCTGTTGTCATTATTTATCCTTAGAGTAAAATCCACTGCCGTTAAAAGTAACTGCTCCCAATGAGTATACACGCTTTAGGTCAGAATTGCAAGTTTCGCATTTATACCCTGGGTCTGGGTCATTCATTTCTCGTTTGATTTGAGTAGTAGCGTCACACTGTGAACACCTGTATTCATACATTGCCATAGTTATCCTTTGATAAAAAGACGCTAGGGCTACCATTCGGTAGCCACTAGCAGTCTTAATTTTTTTTAGAACTTACTCCAAGTAATTGGACCAACGATACCATCGGCAGTCAACTTGACACGCTTCTGGAATACAACAACTGCATTGTGAGTTGCTTGGTCAAAGATACCAGTCTGTGCAACTTTTAGACGAGCCTGGATGTACTTAACATTAGCACCCTTAGAACCCTTCTTCATGTTCACAAGAAACTTTGGCTTAACCAACTTTGCTACTGGCACAGTTGATGTTGGAGTTGCTGGCACTGGCGTTACCGCAGGAGTAACAGCCTTTGCTGGAACCTGAGCAACTGCTGCAGGAGCAACAACTGCTGGCTTGGCAGCAACTGGATTTAGCAATGCCCAGTTAGGACGGAATACAGCAAACACAACTGAGTAGTTGCGTGGACGCTGTGCTACTTGTCCACCATTTGAGCGTGAGCCATCTCCACGAGAGGTGTTACCCTCACGACAGATTACTACCTTTTTCTTTGGGTCGTTCTTTAGAACAATACCTGTGTGGTCTGGGTCATGGTTGTGGTCCCAGTCAAAGAAAATAATGTCTCCAGGCTGTGCCTGTTCTACAGGAACTTGCTTGAAACCCTTCTTCTTCATACCATTAATGCCAGCGGTGCAACCAACATAGCCTTTTGGTGTCTGAACCTTTTCAATCAATTTACCTGCTCCAGCCTTTTGGAAACAGTAAGATACGAACTCAGCACACCATGCGGTGTTGTTGAGTCCCATGTAACGACCAAAGATATTGTCTTTGTTCTTTTTGTCGTCTTCGTATTTCATCTTTACGAAAACTTCTGCCACAGCAAGTACCGCTTCTGGTGTGCCTGGCTTCAATCCCTTTTGTGCAACAATCGGGTGTAGGACGGTTTCAATCATATGAATCATCTCCTTCTATACTATTTATTATAGCATGAGAGCCACCTGTCAGAATTGAACTGACGACCTCCATATTACAAGTATGGCACTCTACCGCTGAGTTAAGGTGGCAATGCGTCTCTGATGGGACTTGAACCCACGACTTCCACCGTGACAGGGTGGCACTCTAACCAACTGAGTTACAGAAACAAATGACCCCAAACAAAACTTACTTTCTAGAATTTCAGTAATGACCGCATCCGTATTTCTACGCTCGTGGGTGCTATGCTGGGCATCCTGGGCTCGAACCAGGGACATTTCGATTAACAGTCGAACACTCTGCCAACTGAGTTAATGCCCATCACTATTTAATTATATAAGAAACTTAGTAACTGGCATACAAGGGTCTCCGCCCTCTTCCCACTCTGCTTCTTCTTCTTCAGTCATGTATGGGTCACCATCATGTGTGTAACAAAATGGTTCGGTAATCCAGCCTTTCTGAATACCAAAATCCATCCACTCCCAGACTTCTGTTTTGTCTGCAATGTTTTTCTTCTTGAACATAGTAAAACCCTCTCTAGGTCATGTATCTATTATACACTAAGTAGAGAGGGCTGTCAACTATATATTAGTCTTCTGCTGGAATGTTATCCACAAAAGCCTGGTCAATTTCTTCATCTGTAAGAACTCCATCGTTTAGGTATCCACGAGCAAGGTCTTCTACAACATTAGCAATACCCATAATACCAGCAAGCAGGGCTGCTTGCCATACGTCAATACCGATGGCTGCACCAGCACCAACTGTTGCTAGGGCTGTAACAAGAAATAGAGCAAGCATACGCTTTGCAATCTTTAAGTAATTCATTAGTCTTCCTCCTTGTCTTTTGGATTTCTTAGTGGATAGGTAATCATCCATAGAACTGATGTTCCAATGATTGCATATCCTACAACTGTTTTTGCTGAACCCTCAAGGACCAGCCATGCTACAAACATACCAAGGAGTGTCCAGGCTTGACCGAGTAGGTCATTTAAAAATTTCTTCATTAATCTTTCCTCCTTCTATATCCTGTGCTAGATGAACCACTTGATGGTGCTCCACCTGCTGATGGTGATGCCATGAGTGCTGCACCTGTTGCTGCATTTACTGCTGCTCCAACTGCTACTACTGCTGTGATAACAATTTTCTTTGACTGTGCTCTAACCTTTGGAGACATGTCTGCACCAGCATTACCTAAAAAGTTAATTGCTGCAACTGCCTCTCCTAATCCTGGGATTGATTTTAGTGATGGGTCAAGAACGATGTCGTCTGCTTGGGCTGCTACGAATAGGGCTGTAAGGGCTTGTTCATATTCTGGCGAGCCTTGTTCTGAATTATTTAAAATTTCATTTGCTACAGAAATAAGTTGTGCTACTTGTTCTGCTGAAAGTGATTGTGGGTCTACCGTGGCTACGTCTACTGGTAACTCAGGTTGATTGGGTTCGGGGGTTGTTGTCGGGTCTGGTTCTGGTATCGGTTGAGGCTCAACTGGCGTTGGCTCTTGAGTAGGTTCCGTGGTCTTCTCAGGTGTAGGTGCTGGCTCTTGGAAAGGTGGAATGGCGTTAAGTTCTTGTTGAGCGACATTCAGAGCCTCCTGTTTATTTGTTACATCTTGCGATGCTGTATCTATTGTACCAGGAATTTGAGATTGTTTGTCTTGTAGGTCTCTTAAATTTGCTGTGGCAGTTGCTAGATTAGACTGTGCTAATTGATAAGACAACGTAGCATCTGAAAAAATTGATTGCATGTCTTGTAAAACTATTAGTAATGATGGGTCTTTCGTTTTGACTACCTGTGCTTTTTCATTTTGTGAAAACCAGTTTGTTGGAACTATGCTCCATGTTTGTGTATTTAAATAAATTAATTGATTACAAGCACCGCCACCATACTCATAGAACCAAGCGTCAAGTGGGTATGATTTTCCACCTTCAAGTGTGACTGGTTGGCTCCACCAGCCACCACAGCCTTTAAGAACCCAGTTATCATTAACAACTGTATCTCCAATGGTCATATACCATCCATCATCTGCTTGAGCAAGAAATTCATAATTATCTGAGGTTGGAACGGTGAGGTAGCCAGTATAGTGAATCATTACAAAATCTCCACCGCAGCCTTCAATGTCCCCACCGCCCCAATCTTTATCTATATTGTCAACGGTAATTGTTTTACAAAATGTATATTTAGTTTTATCTCTTTCTGGATATGGAGTGTCTGAATTGAATGTATAGATATCTGCCTGTAGACCTGGTATTGTAGGTTGTCCATTATCAATAGGGGTTTCAATTAACTTGGTGTCGTAATTAACCTGTGCTTGGTCTACCGCTGCTTGTGCTACCGCCAGGGCATCTGCCTTTTGGATTACACTTGCTTCTTTATTTTGTAATACTTGTTGTGCGTCAGATACTGCTTGATTTACATCTATTTGTGATTGCTGTGCTATTGAGAGAGCATTCTGAGCCTCTGTAAGGGCTGTCTGGGCAGCATCAACCTTAGCCTGGGCTTCCGCAATTAAGACATCATACTCAGCCTGAGTTTGAGCAAAGGCTGATTGTGCAGTAAATATAGGGGTTAAGGCTAGTAGTATGGTTAGTAAAAATCTTTGGGGTTTATTAATTTGTATTTCTCCTCGTTGGAAGTGCCCAACAAGAATATTATACCATTATATTACGTTAATGTTAAACTGTTTAAAGTAGGATTCAAGGTCTTTTTGCTCTGGTCTATTCTTTTCAACTATGCTACGCTTGTCCCATTCATGCATTTCTTCAGTTTTCTTCCTGTCACGGAAGGTATGAATCTCCACCATCTGATTCATATCTTTTACTGTGTGAGAGATAGCACCAAAGATAGCACCGCATACAGCATCCGCCAAGTCCTTAGAAGACTTACGAGGGTGGTCTACACGATTACCCTTCATAATTTTTAGTTCTGTTAGTTCTTCAAACAGTAGGTCAATGGCTGGTAGGGCAAGACGTTCTTCATACACAAGCATAGCCATATCTTCATAATGTTTCTTAGCAACAGAAACAGTCTCAGTCTTGATGCCAACAGACTTTAATTCATTCTGGATATCAAATGATTGCCAACGGTCAAAGGAAACCATTCCCAAATCAAATCCTAGTCTGCGTAGGTTTTGAATCCATTGTTTTACTTCTGAAAGGTTAACAGGACCTTCAATCTTTGGCTCCCAATATACAACTGCATCTACTACTACAATAGGCATTACCTGTGCATAGTCTTTGACTACCTGGACATTTACCCATTTTTCAACGTGAGCAATGGCAACAGCACACTTGTCGTGTCGCTGTGCAAGGTCAGCATGAACAAAGTATTTCTTGTCTGGGTCTGGCTTAAACGAATCCATAAAACTCTTATTAGAATCAATTGGATTTACGATTGTCATACAGGCACGAATCTTTTCTTGCTGCTTAAAGAATGCATCGGACATGTAGGTTGGCACACAAGCAAAACGTTGCATAGCATCACCAAGGTCTGTATAGAATGCTAACTTAAAGTCGTCAATCTTACGAGTAGGGTTCACGACCCAGGTTGGTCTTTTAATAGCAAACATGCCTGGAAACTTATAAGAAAGAATTGTATCTTCATCCCACTCAATTTCAAGAGTGTTTCCTTCTGCATCTTCTGGCAGGTCTGGATTCATAACAAACTTGTGATGCTTTGTAATAACTTCTTTTTCAGCAATCACTGCATCATATCTTTGGGATATAAAGTCTCCAGGATAACGAGGGAACGATAGTAGGGCTACCTTGCCTAAGTCTGGGAAACGAGAGTCTACAGAAGCACGGAAGGCTTTGTAGATGTTATCAGCAGTCTTACCTTGGTCATTACCTGTGTTTACTTCTTGAGCAAAACCAGAAATCTCGTCCAGTACTGCTAGAATAAGGTTAAGACCTTCGTGAGACTCACGCTCAGAATGACCAGAGTAAACTGTAATAGCATGGTCAAACTCAATGCTGTCTGCCTTGGCATAAAACTTTCCAGCAAACCATGGTGAGCGTTCAATCTTATTCTTGAAACCCTTAAAGAAAACGTTCTTAGCCTGTTGTGCGTTGATAGCGATGTTAATAATATCAATAGCATCCCCAGTAGGTTTACCAAAATAACGAGCAGGGTCTTTAAGACAAAGTAATTTATAAACGATATAGCAACAGGCTACTGTGGAAACAAAGTCCTTACCAGAACCTTTACCAAGTTGTAGGATAACTTCATTCTTAGTATACTTATTGTAGTATCTACGACCTTCTGTTTCCCCCAGAATTTCAATGACTTCTTCCAATTTGTAGATTTGGCTCATAGCCTCTACAATGTCGTACTGAATTTGTGATAATGGCGGTTGCTGAAGATAGTCTTCACCTTCTACAAATGTTTTAACGTCCACTGGATTTTCAGCAAAGACATTACTTTTCAGTACTTCAAAGAACTCATTGAACATTGACAATAGTTATTACTTCCTGTTCCCTAGACACTTGAGAAAGCCTACGCATAATCTCGTCTCGTACCTGTGGATACTCGCTTGCAATATCTCTAAGAATACCAACAAGGATATCCTGCTTGCGTTCAATTTCTAGCATCTCTTCTGCAAGTTCTTTATTCTCAAGTAGACCAGCCTTTTGTAACATATCTATACGAGTCTTTTCTAGGTCCATCACAAGTTTAATCCCTGCGGTCTTAGCCCCTAGATTGGCTGTAGTAGTTGCATCGTCAATTACTTCGTATGCTTTACT